ATATTATGGTAAAGAGTAAGAATAAAGTCTATTGTAATGTTAAATCTAAAGTTATAGATACTTGTAAAGTAAATAAGTTTTATAATACATGGTGTTCTATATTTAGACATGATAGGTTTAATAGAGAACCTTATCCTAATCATTTTAATAATAATAAACCTTTATGATACCGGGACTGAAAGTTGAGAATGATAAGATAGTTTTAGATGTTCCTCAAATTCTATTATATAAACCTTTAGCAGCTATATATCAAACTGATAATTCTAATAATAAAGAATTTGCACATAAAATATTTTTATATATTGAACATGTAGCTGATAAAAAAGGTTATTGTAGAACTAAAGGATTTAGTAAACAAGAAGCTCACAAATGGGCCGCGAGAAATTCCGGACTTAAAGAATCTTATGTTCCGGATAAATTAGTTACAGATGCTATTGATTTTATTAAAAGAGAATTTGAATCACATCCTGTTGAAGATGCTATAGAAACTAATATACAAGGTATTCGAGCAAGTCTTACTCTAATATCTATAATTGCTAATGAATTAAATAATGCAATTACTGATTATAGAAGTAATCCCAAAGAAGCTAAAATAGAAGATTTATTATCTTATGAAACAAGTATTAAAACAATGGCTTCATATAGTGCTGAATTACCTAAGAGAATACAAGTTCTATCCGAACTTAAAAAACAATGGGATGATATAGATAAAGGTGTTACTTCTATACGAGGTGGTAAATCTTATAAGAATAGTTATGACGGAACAGATGACTTATCTCCTACAAGTGCTGGGGAAGTTGAAGAGTTGCGCTGACGTAGGATATAATTATAAAAAAGATGAATCCCCTTTTATAGATTATATATTATCTGAT